GAACCCAGGTGCCGGCGCCGCTGGCAGGGGCGTCAATGCGTGGTCGACAAGTCTCAACAAGCCCATGTATTGGGACGGCTCGGCGTGGCAGCCGTACAGCACCGGCGGGGGCGCATCGCCGGGCGGCGTGACCAACAGCCTGCAGTACAACAACGGGGCGGGCGGGTTCGGCGGCGAGGCGGCGCTGACCTACGACCCGGCCACGAACACCCTGACGGTCGACAACATCTCTGGTCACTACCTGACCGGGCCGCTGAACGTCCCGCGCGGGAATAACTACGTCATTCGCAACGGCGCGCTGGCGCGCTGGGTAGTGGCGGCTGATGCAGGTGCAGAGCCTGGGTCGAACGCGGGGTCTGACTACTACATCGTCCCCTATGACGATGCTGGAGCGCAGCTTGGTGGGTACTGGAGGATAGAGCGCGCCGGGGCAAAAATTACACACCAGTTGCAGAATGGTGCCTCTGGTTTGGTGCACGGCATATTTGCGAACGCCAATGGTCCGTGCTCAATCAGTCTAGCGAACGCCAACACGGGAGCGTCAGCACAGGCCCGGCTTGATCTGGCGACAGGAACCGCCGCCGCCTATAGCCTGATGTACGTGCAGGATGGCGCCACGCCCTACATGGAAATATCGCATGGCGTAGGCTTGACCGGTGGCATGTGGTTCAGCAGCGCCGCCGGCGCCCCGATTGTGTTCCGCCACAGCGGCACAGAGCGTCTACGGCTGACCGGCGCCCGGATTCAGGCGGATTTCACCAGCGCCCCGTCTGCCCGGTCCTACCTGCAGACCAACGCTCTCAATAGCGCGACGGACGTTGGGGCAATTCCGCAAGGTACGTCCGGCAACGCCGCGTTCTCCGTCTATGGCAGTTCCGATCCGGTGAACTCGTCGATCGGCAGTTTCGACATCGCGTCCGGGGATGCCGTATCGATTGAATCCGTCGTGTCTGGCAGCGGGACGTTGCTCCCGATCAAACTCAAGGTCGGCGGCACAACTACGCTGGGAACGGACGGCGCATCCGCATACCTGCCGGCGCTGTCAGAGCCGGCCGCACCTTCGGCATCGAACGTTCGGCTATTCGGGTATGACATCGCAACGAAGACCGTTCCGGCGTGGAAGAATGCTGATGGCGTCATGACACCGGCCCAGGCCTCGCTGGCGTTCGGGTATAAGGCCTTCTCTAAGCCCAGCGCCACGACGGTTATTCAGAGCATGGGGCTGGCGATGACCAACGGCGGCACACTCTCGACGTTCACATTGGCATCGACAAACAAGCTGACGCAGACCCGGCGCTATTCCATCGCTTCGGCTGCCGGCGCTGGATCGCTGGCGATGCACTACGGCTCGCTGACGGAAGTCTGGCGGGGCAACGCAGCCGGGTTGGGCGGCTTCACGTATGTATGCCGCTTTCACGTATCCACCATGCAGGCCAGCCAGCGGGCGTTCGTCGGATTGGTCGATGTCATCGCCGCTCCGACTAATATCGATCCGACGACAAACACGACGCCAGGAAAAGTCGGACTGGCGATCAACACAAACACCGGCAACTGGAATCTTGTTTACAACGTCACCGGCGCCGCACCGACCGTCTTGGCGCTCGGCGCGAGCTTCCCGGTCGACACCACGACGCTGCTTGAGCTTTTCCTGTACTGCCCAGGCGGCGGCGGGAACATCAACTATCGCATCAGCAACATCAGCACAGGTGTATCAACCAGCGGCACGCTGACAACCAACATCCCATCGACGACGACGTTCCTAGCTCGCTCCGCGTGGATCACCAACAACACGACTGCGGCGGCCGTGGCGATGGGCTTTTGCGGTCAGTACATCGAGTCACCGAACTGATAGACAGGTCAGGATCGAACCGTGAATACGAACGACATAACAGCGCCGATCATAGCCGTAGTGGGTGCGTGGCTTACCGCGATCCAACCGGACATGAGCGAGATGTTTTGGGGAGCCGTCGGCGGCTACGTCGGGATGAGCCGCAGCCAGCCCGGCGGGTCGTTCAAGAGCCAAATCGGCACGCTGGCCACGTCGGCATTGTGCGCCGCTGCGCTGACCGACCTACTGTCACACGTCGGCCATATGTATGCGCCCAACGCGGCGATGAAGGCGACCACTACCGCGACGGCCTTCCTGCTCGGATGGGGATTCTTCAAGGTGGCCGACCCACTCGTCGCAATCGGTCTGGACTCGATCAAGGCCTTCCTGTCGCGCCTGACTGGCGCCCCTCTGACACAAGATGCCTCAGCGGGGCAGCCGGCGCCAAAAGACGAAGGGGGAACCACGAAATGATCGACCACGACCTGGTGTTCAACCTGCTGGCATTCGCCGCGGCGATAACGATCCAATGGCTGTGCCTGTCGGCTGCCCACCATTCGACACGCTCCACCCCGAAGCCGATCACCGCCGCCTACGTGATGATTTTCGCCGGATCGGCCCTGAGCCTGTTCGAGCTATACCGCGGAGAGCACGAATTCAACCCGTCATCGCTGCTTGTCGAACTCGGCGTTGCGCTGCTGTTGAGCATCTCCCGCAGGCGGTCAGAAAAGGGATATCCGTCCGGTCACATGCAGCCATACGAGCGGCGCAGGACGCATGCGCCACGGATAGGTACGGAACGCCGTGCTGACGAACTTATCATCGATCACCACCGCATCAACTAGGAGGCAATGACATGCGTGATTGCTGTAGTCAAGACAAGCAGTACTGCATTCTCGATTTCATCATATGGGCGGCGGTAATCCTCATCGTCCTGTTTGCGCTACTTTCATCGACGTTTGCGCATGCCCAGCAGAACCCCGCCTGCTCGCCACCAACGAACCCTATCCTCTGTTCACCGACTGGATGCAGCCTTGAGGCGGACGCAGGATTCACGACTGACGCCGTACCTGTGGCGAGTTGCAGGGCATTTTTGGACGGGGCAACGACACCAAAAACTGGTCCCAGCGTGCCCGGCGCGCAATCCAAGTGCAAGAGTCCGCACTCCCAATTGCCAAATGCACTCATCTGTCAGGTTCCTCTCGGCGTTCTGTCTATCGGCCTTCACGTAGTCACAGCAAAAGCGGTATCGAGCGACGGTCAGGAGTCCGTCGCCTCGCTCCCTTTATCCTTCGGTGTTACCGCTGGTCCGCCTACGTGGGGCGCTCCCTCCAATATGCGTATGAGTGCACCATAGTCGGACGCATCCAGTTACTCGACCCTCATTGACAGGAGACTATCGCAATGACATTCCACCGCATCGGCGTTGTCGCCACCCTGATGGCCCTGGCCTGCATCGTGTTCGGCTGCCAACCGATGACCGTCACCGGATGGGGCATGGCGCCGGGGCCGGAATCGACCAATCTCCGCACTGCGGCAACACCCTATGAGGCGATCCAGCGCGCGATCAACGAGGCCAACGTCGATATCACGGCCGCGGCGCGCGTGCTCAACCAGAACGCCAGGGCGGGCGTCATCAGCAAGTCGGACGCGGCGACGTTTCGGCAGACCCTGAAGGAGTCGGCCCAATCCGTCGACGTTGCGCAGGACATCCTCCGTGAAGGGGATACGGATTCTGCCCGCAGTCATCTCGATCTTGCCCAGGTGCTGATTCTCAGGGCGCGGCGGGAGATCGACCAGCAATCACGCAAGGAGGCGAAGCAATGAACCCAGCAATCGTCACCGTCGTCGGCTACGTGCTCGATCTTGCCGCGGCCGGCATCGAGCGCAAGCGCATTCAGGATGCGGTCATCGCCCATGAGAAGGCCGGGAAGAACGCTGCGCAGATCGCCGACTTGTTGCGCCGGATGCGCGATGCGGAACTGGCTGGCGACGCACCTGAACCACCGAAGGCAGCGTAGAGCCATGGCCGAAGACAAGCAACGCAAGGCGTTCATGAAGGAGAACAAGATCAAGGTCAACCCGACCGGACCCCTGAACTCCAAGCAGCACGATTTCTGCCTGTACTACGTCGAACTCGGCAACGGCGTGGCCGCCTACAGGGCGGCATACGGGTCGCAGGCCGTCGCGGGATCGCTCTACCCGCGCGTGGCCAAACTGATGGCCATGCCGAAGGTGCGCGACAAGATTCAAGCACTGCGAGAGAAGATGGCCGATCTGGCGGTCATGCCGTCCGTGCAGGTTCTCAAGGAAGTGCGTGACATCGCCCTGCTCGATCCTCGCGGCGTATGCGGAGACAACGGGACGATTCTCGACCTCGCCAAGATGCCGCAGCACATCGCGGCGGCCGTGGCATCGATCGAAGTCGAAGAAATCTTTGAGGGACCGGCGAGGTGCAAGAAACTCGTCGGGTACACGAAGAAAGTGAAGTTCTGGAACAAGGTCGATGCGCTCGACAAGGCGATGAAGCATCTCGGGCTGTTCGAGGCAGACAACAAGCAGCGGCAATCGCTTCTGGACAAGCTCCCCTACGAACAGGTCAAGCAGATCGAGGCGAAACTGAGTGAAATCGTGCGAAGAAACATGGGAATGGCTGGAGAGTCTGGACCCTCAAAGCCAAGCCGCACTACTCACTGATGCGAACCAAACCCTCTCACGGAACCGACTGCTCGGCTATGTCCCGTACCCGAAACAGAAGGAATTCCATGACCTTGGGGCTATCAACTCGGAATCCCTGTTCCTCGCAGGAAACCAGCTTGGAAAGACGCTGGCCGGGGCAGCAGAGATGGCGATCCACCTCACAGGCCGATATCCAGAATGGTGGAACGGCAGGCGCTTCAATCACGCCATCAAGGCCATGGCCGGATCGGAGTCGGCAGAACTCACAAGAAAGGGCGTTCAGAGGCTACTCCTTGGCCCACCGGAGATCGAATCGCTATGGGGAACCGGCATGCTGCCGGCCGACTCGATCGTTTCATGGTCCCGCAAGCAGGGCGTTCCGAACACGATCGACAACATCGTGGTCCGTAACATTTTCGGCGGCGTCAGCATCCTGCAATTTGCGTCCTACGACCAAGGCCGCTCGAAATGGCAGGCAGACACGATCCACGTCATTTGGTTCGATGAAGAACCGAAAGACCCGTCGGTCTATCTGGAAGGCATCACCCGAACCAACGCAACAGACGGGTACAGCTACATCACATTTACCCCGCTTCGAGGGGCGTCGACTGTGGTTCAGCGGTTCTATCCAGAGCCGCAGTTCCCATCCTGCGGGTACGTGAAAATGGGGATCAGCGACGCCAAGCACTTCACACCGGAACAGGTCGATAAGATCATCGCCAAGTATCCAAAGCATGAGCGTGAGGCTCGCGCGAACGGCACACCGATCCTTGGGTCAGGGGCGGTATTCCCGATCATTGAAGACGAAATAGTCTGCAGCCCGTTCCCAATCCCGAAGCATTGGGCACGGATATGCGGTCTCGACTTCGGCTATGCCCACCCGTCAGCGGCATGCTGGCTCGCGTGGGACAAGGACACAGACATCGTCTATCTCTACGACGTGCATTGCAAGGCAGAGGCCGTGGTAGCGATCCACGCCGACGCGATCAAGGCGCGCGGCGCTTGGATTCCAGTCGCTTGGCCCAAGGACGGCGACAACCAGACAGCGGTCGGTCCGCAACTGTCCCAGCAGTACCGGGACAAGGGCGTGAACATGCTGCCGATTCACGCTCAATTCCCGCAGATCAGCAAGCAGTCGGACGACAACACACCGGTGTCGAGAGTGTCGGTCGGGGCCGGCATCCAGGAAATGATTGATCGCATGATGACGGGCCGCTGGAAGGTTTTTGCACATTGCGAGGATTGGCTCAGAGAATTCCGCATGTATCACTTGGAGAACGGAATCATCGTCAAGGAAATGGACGACTGCTTGGATGCCAGTCGCTACGCAATGATGATGCTGCGCTTCGCAGAGGTACAGAAGGCGACGCATGCCAACTGGAGGGAACGGCTGACCTCTGGAAGACGCCTGTCTGTAGGATACGGCGGCGGCGGCAGTGGATCAGCGCAGTCAGCGTGACATGACGACGACACTATGAGCGACACGACAGCCCTACACAATTGGGAACGCTACCGCTACGGCGTGCAACGCGGTCATGCGCTCTACTGCGCGGTCGCGCGCACCTGCGACAACTACTATCTCGGCGGCGGTCTTCAGTGGTCACCCGATGACCTGAAGATCCTTCAGGCGCAGAAAAGGCCCGCCTACGAATTCAACGAAGTGATGCCGGCATGCAATGCGGCGCTCGGCTACCAGATTCAGAACCGGATGGACATCGCCTTCAAACCGCGCGGCGGAAACGCCGACCAGGCCAAGGCAACCGTCCGCTCGAAACTGGCGATGCAGATCGCAGACCGCAACAAGTTGCACTGGAAGGAAACACAGGTATTCGCCGACGGCATCATCCAGCAGCGCGGATACTTTGAAGTCCGCATGAATTTCGGTCAGAACATCCGCGGGGACATCGAGATTTCGACGCTCGATCCGATGGACGTGATTCCCGACCCTGACGCGAAGAGCTACGACCCGGACGACTGGCAAGACGTAATCATCACCCGCTGGCTAACGCCTGATGAAGTCGGGCAGTTCTACGGCAAGGAAGCCCAGGCGAAGGTCGAGGCAAGCCATCCACAAGAAAGCGATTTCGGCGATCAGGGCGATATGGACGAGCCGCGCTCCAAGTTCGGGGATCGGCTATCCGGAAGCTTCGACGCGTGGTATCAGGACGGCGCGATATGGCGAGTCCGCGTGGTCGAGCGGCAGGCGTTCCAATACGCTCTGACCAAGGTGGCAATCTCTCCAGAGGGCGACGTATCCATCCTCAAAGACGACATCGACCCGGCTGAAGTCGATCGTCTCAAGGCCACCGGTTCATTCGTGACCAAGCGCGTGCACCGTCGTGTGCGATGGACGGCCTCTACCTACGACACCACGTTGCACGACGACTGGTCCCCCTACGAGAGTTTCACCGTCGTGCCGTATTTCGCCTTCTTCCGCCGAGGTCGCACACGCGGGTTGGTCGACAACGCGATCGGGCCGCAGGACGCTCTGAACAAAGCCATATCGCAGGAGGTGCACATCGTCAATACGACCGCCAATTCCGGCTGGACGGTCGAAGAGAACACGCTCACCAACATGACGACGGATGAACTAAAGGAAGTCGGCGCATCCACCGGCTTGCTGATCGAGCACAAGCAGGGCACCAACGCGCCGAAGAAAATCACGCCAAACGCCGTACCGTCCGGAATCGACAACCTTGTGCAGCGGGCCACGATGGCGATCAAGGACGTGACCGTACCCGAGGCGATGCGAGGAATCCGCGGCCCGGAAGTATCAGGCATCGCAATCCAGGCCAAGCAGTTCGCCAGCCAGCAGCAACTGGCCGTTCCGCTCGACAACCTGTCGCGCACCCGGCACATGCTGGCCGAGCGAATCCACAAGCTCACGCAATTGTTCTACACCGACGAGCGGGTATTCCGCATCACGGAAACCGATCCGCGCACAGGCCGAACCATCGACAGCCAGATCGTCATCAACCAGTGGGACGCCAAGACCGGGATGATCCTCAACGACATGACAGAGGGCGATTACGACGTGGTTGTGTCGGATCAGCCGCTGCAGACCACGTTCGAGAACAGCCAATTCACGCAGGCGCTGGAATTGCGCAAGAACGGCATCGCCATTCCCGATCAGTTCGTCATTCGCCACTCGAATCTGGCCGACAAGGAGGAAATCCTCCAGACCATGGAAGCGCCGGCACCGGACCCGGAGAAAGAGGCCAAGGCCAACTTGCTCAAGGTGCAGGCCGAGAAGGTCGACGCAGAAACCAAGAACAAGCGGGTGGAAGGAGTCTTCAGCGCGATACAAGCCGGCAATCTGGTCGCGGCGAACCCGGCTATCGCCGGCGTGGCGGACGGAATCCTTGGCTCTGTCGGCGTCACCGACATGAACGCAGCACCGCTGATTCCTGTTCCACCACCCGGAACGCCGTCTATCCAGATGCGCGAGAACACGTCACCCAACTTTCCAGCGCGCGCTGATACCGGAGTGAACGCCGGCATCGAAGGCGGCACTCAACCAACGTGAAGGAGAACGCCATGGCAACAGGTATCAGTGCGGATGACACCTGGAAGGTAGAACAGGACATGCGGACCTTGATCGAGGCCGATGCGATCCGCAACGACAAGAAGCGCCTCAAGGCCGCGCAGACGATGGCCAAGGCCAAGCTCGAAGAAATGGAAGCGACCTTCGGAGATTCCGAGGCCGATGGCGAGAAGGATTGATTCAGGTACCACCACCCAAGAAAAGGAGTGTCAGGAATGAGCGATGACGTGTTGGACGACGATTCGGACGAAGCAGCAGAACGCGGCGGCGCGCCAGCCGCCATCGATGACGATGACGATCCCACCATCAAGGGAGATCGCAGCGAGAACATCGATCCGCCGCTCGATCCGAAGGCGCTGAAGGCGATTGCTGGCGACGATGACTCGGAAGAGGAAGCCGAAGAGGGCGAGACGACCGGAAGCAAGATGGTGCCGCACGGCCGGTTCCACGCCGTCAATGAAGCCAAGAAGGCGCTGGAAGAACAGAACGCCGAACTTGTGCGCCAACTTGACGCGCTGCGCAGCGGGACTCAGCAACCTGCGACGGCGAAAAAGGAAGATCTGGAACCCGGCCTCGACGTAGATGATCTTGAGGCGAAATACATCGACGCTGTGTTCGTTGGCGACCACGAGACCGCAAGGGCGCTGCGGCATCAGATCAACGACCATATCCTGGCCTCCGCCGAAGCGAAGGCGACGGCGCGCGCCCAGCAGGAATTCAGCGTTCGGGACCAGCAGACCGCCCTTTCACTCGTGGCCGAACAGGCGTTCGAGGAGTACCCATTCCTCAACGACAAATCCAAGCACGCGAACAAGGAGGCGATCGCCGACGTTGTCGATCTGCGCGACGTCTACGTTTCCCGCGGCGAGTCAGCGGCCAAGGCGCTCAAGATGGCAGTGGCCAAGATCGGACCGCTCTATGCGCCCAAGGACGAGCCGCAGGCAGACGACGATCTTGCACAGCAGCGCAAGGCGCGGCAGGCTGATGCCATTCGCCGCGGCGCAGAGGCATCCGCCAAACAGCCGCCTACGCTGCGTGGCGTCGGCGAGCGTGAATCGAACCTGAAGCGCGTCGACGTTGAGTCCATGTCGGAGGAAGAGTACGAAGCACTGCCGTCTGCCGAGCGCAAACGGCTTCGCGGATTCTGAGTCGTTGCGGTATCCGTGGATCGGCGCCATGCCGGTCCACGCCCTGACGGAATAGGCAGGGAAGGGTCGCACCCTCAACAGCGTATCTCGCCGGCCGGGGCGTTAAATCGGCGGCCTCTTGGCACCCACGCCATGTTTTCGCAACTGCGGGCGGCGCTACAGCCCGGCAGAACCCCGAATTCATATCGATGGAGACGCCACCATGGCACAAACCGATTTTTCATTGCTGTCGCCAGCCAAGAAAATGGCGTGGCAGCGCGAACTGTGGACCGCAGCGCGCGAAAAGATGTTCCTCAAGCGGTTCATCGGGAACGACGAGAACTCGATGGTCCAACGTGTCCGAGAACTGACCAAGACCGAGCGAGGCGAGCAGGTTGTCATCCAGCTTGTCGCCGATCTTGTCGACGACGGCGTTATCGGAGACAACGAGCGCGAAGGTAACGAGGAATCGATGAACGCCTACGCGCAGGTCATCAATATCGACCTCATCACGCATGGCGTTGTCGAGAAAGGCAAGATGGCGACGCAGAAGTCGATCGTCAACTTCCGCGAGCGTGGCCTGAATCTGTTGTCTAACTGGCTCGCATACCGCTGCGACCAACTGGCTTTCCTGACCATGGCCGGCATCAGTTACGCGTTCACGAACAACGGTGCTCCGCGCACAGGCAGCCCGTTCCCGAATTTGTCTTTCGCTGCCGACGTATCGGGACCGACATCGAAACGCGCGCTGATGTACGACGGCACCAGTCTGGTCGCAAGCAACACGGCGAATATCGCTTCGACCTACGTGCCGAAGTACGGAATGATCGTCGATCTGATCGCCTACGCGAAAGAGCACTTCATCAAACCGCTGATGGCGGGCGGCAAGGAGTATTACGTCTTGCTGGTGCAGCCCGGCACCCTGGCCCAACTCAAGAAAGATCAGGACTACCAGCGCGCCGTCGTCACCGGCGCACCGCGCGGACTCGACAACCCGTGGTTCACCGGCGCGACGATCACCATCGATGGTGCCGTCA